TGAGTCGTAGGGGTCCACTTCCCCAGCACGTCAACAAGCCCAAAACGACTTCCCTTGTGCCCCCGGTTGAGCCTACGGTTGAGAAGCCATCCTTGGATATGGCTCAACTGGATCAGACGATTTCCGAGACAGTTCGTAGGGTCATTCAGGCAGAACTTTCCAAGATTCAGATTCCAGCGCCTACGGTTGCTGCTCCACCCCCTGTGTTGGACAAGGACGAGTTGTTGAGCACTATTTCAGCGGCATTGAGACAAATACCTGTCTCTGCCGGGTATGGTGGAAATGTTGCGTCCCCTCCTAAAAAGGATGACGACGTATTGTTCATTCCTACCAACATTGTGGAAAAGGACAGCAAGACTACCATTGCCTTGAAAACCGAGGTATCAGACGACAAGTTGGATGATGCCGCACAAGCTCTACGAAACCTTCGCAAGAAAAAGAAGTGATTATGGGGAGACCAAAGAAAATGACAGATGCAGATAAGTTCCTTGGGGTGGGGCTCGATATGGGCACCATGAACATCGTTTCCGCACGCCGAACCGAGCAGGGGGTTGTAACCAACCGTATCCGAGACTCGTTCATCACGGTCCCCAAGGAGCACAAAAAGATGCTCCGACTTGGGAACGTCCACTTCAAGGAGATGGGCGATGACATCGTAATCGTCGGAGACGCTGCATACGACATGGCTAACGTGTTCGGCAAGGAAGTGCGACGCCCATTGTCAGCCGGTCTTATCGCTTCCGGCGAGATGGATGCTATGACTGTGTTGGGTTTCTTGGTACAACAGGTGCTCAAAGACCCCAAAGTTCCGAACGAAGTGTGCTATTTCTCCGTTCCAGCGGCTCCTGTGGATGATCCTACGAAGGACGTGATTTACCACCGGGGGGTACTTGAGCGTATCATCACGGAATGTGGGTACAAGGCGGTTCCTGCGAATGAGGCGATGGCGATTATTTACTCCGAGTGTGCCAAGGAAAATTTCTCTGGTATTTCGTTCTCATTTGGCTCTGGTATGACCAACGTAGCCCTCTCCATCTTCACCCAGGAGGGACTGAGCTTCTCGGTTGCCCGAGGTGGAGATTGGATTGACCAAGGTGCGGCTAGATCTACAGGGAGCACCCAGGCTCGCATGTGTACGATCAAGGAAAAGGGCCTGAATTTGATGAAGCCCGAAGGTCGGGAGCAAGAGGCTCTGACCGTGTACTACAAGAACCTCATCGAGTATGCGATTGATGCTGTCTCTCGTGAGTTCGATAAGGTGAGAAATAAGTTCGACCTTCCCAACGCGATCCCGATTATTGTATCCGGTGGTACCAGTAAAGCTGAAGGGTTCTTGGAGTTCTTCAAGCAGGTGTTTGAGGATCGTCGTAAGCGATTTCCTATCGAAATCAGTGAGATCCGAGCAGCCCGTGATCCTCTTAATGCCGTTGCACAGGGTTTACTAGTCCAGGCGGTCCAAGAGTACGAGGACGACGAAGATTGATTTTTCACCCTATGCTCATGCTAGGGGAGAGGCTTTGAATGTACTTCTACCTCACAGAGCAGATCCAGCGAAAGTTCATTTGGGAGTTACGTCGTTACTGGCAGTATCACCCCAAATATCAGGACATCGTAGAGCACATTCAGGGGAAATATTCGTTTCGAGAACGTCCTCAGTATGGCATCATCCTGAAAAACAGTTCAGGTAACTTGGTCACTTTGGCCGCTGACAACTTTGTAGGTCACGTCCAAAGCTATGTCCAACTTGCTCATGTGGAAAACTACCCAGGAACATCTATTGAATGGGTTCGTGAGAACGCGAAGGCCATTCAAGAGAACGAGGGATATTTTCCAGCGATGCCTGGGATTTATTACATCGAGCTTTGTGATGAGAATGGGAACCCCTCGACGGAGAAGTTCTTTGTAGACCCTTTGTTGGATGTCACGGATGAGACCGTCTTGTACGTGTCGGGGGACACGTACCAACTCGCACGAGGGAAGTTCTTACCGGGCACTCTGAAGCTGTATGAAATGCCGGGGAGCATCGAGCTAGTCGAGGGGGTCAACTATACGGCAGACCCAGAAACAGGCGCTATCGAACTTATCATTCCTCTCGAAACCGCCAAAAATGAGTTCCTATCCGCCGATTATCGGTACCCCGCGGAGACAATGGGGCCATACAAGGTTCAAGAGCGTATGGGGTTGATTGATGCTATTCCCGGTGTTGTATTGGCATTTGGTCAGCGTATTGTCCCAGGGGATAGACTTGCTGTTGTGGTCACGGAGAGCCGGGATCTGACGGCGATGGAGTTCGGTGGAAAATGGGACTTGAATATTGACTTCGATATCACGGCGAGGTCACCCAATACCCAGAGGGAGATTTTGGACCAGACAGCGACGTACCTCTGGGGTGTCGCTCGTTCTCGACTGTCCGCAGAGGGGATTGAGATGGTTTCATTGTCGTTGGGCGGTGAGAGTGAGGAGATTTACGACGACAATGGGGACGACTATTTTTACACGGCGAGTTTTTCTGTTTCTGTACAGACGGATTGGTGTCTCCATGTCCCATTAGGAGCTACCATTCGACGTATCCTCCCCGGTTTCGAGGATGGTTATGGGGCATTGGCTGGACTCAGTGATGAGGAAATCGCTAAAGTGGATGCTGGGTTGCAACCTTTGGAGAGCCTTGGCTTACGCAGTCCCTTTGACCCGTTTTTCGTGGGCAAGGCGAATCGACCGGGTGTGCTCGCTACGTTCGAGAGGATCATCTAAATCACTATCTAGGCTATATCTCGAATGGTATAGACAAGGGAGAGTAGCGTCATTCCTAGCTTTAATTACCAGTGTTCCAAGTGCGGTTTGCGATTTGAGCAGATTGTGTCTGCCTCGAACGCAGACCTTAGTGTTCCGTGCAAACGGTGCAAGAGTGGAACAAAAAAACTGGTATCCGCTGGAAGTTTTACTGTCTCCCATGTGCCCAATGGACCGAAACCTCAAAACACTGGTTTTTCATCAGTTGACCATGAGGTTGACCGTATTATTGGGCGTGACGCCGAGCTTCGCTTACGAGAGATGCAAAAACGACAGGATCTCAAACGTTCTGTCATTCACAAAAATGCGACCGATGGGTTTCATTTGAGTCGTCAAGTTGAAGGGGACTATCGAGTCATGACGGATGAAGAAAAAGTGGCAGCGGAGAAGGGTCGTAACCTCCATCTACAGGCATTAGAGAAGATTAATGCGTATTTGAAACGTCGAAAGGCCAAAGAATCCGCAAACGGGACTGCCTAAGTTGGTAGTCGCTACTTACCCGCAAGGGGATATTTAGATAGTACATACTCACTAGATTTGAATAAACATCGTCAGCCTACCTTCGTGGAAAATATTGAGACCTATTTACCCCACCATATTTAGACCAAACGACATTTTCCAACAAGCGACTTCCCAACCCAGGGATGGATTTCAATTCATCCTAGTCTAAAAATAGAGGCTGTCAACATGACTTTTCCAGGAAACATTTATGCGCCACCAGGCGTTTACACCCAGACTAATTTTGAGTCCCCTACGGGCGGAGTCATCGCAGGTGTAAGAATTCCAGTTATCGTAGGTACTGGTAACGAGATTTTAACCCAGTCGAACCTTGAGGTGATTCGTGGTTCGTCTTCCCAGGTAGACCAGTTTGTTCCTCAAGAGGACATGACAGGTCGTGCGGTGGTACAAGTGCTTACCACAGGTGAGGTCGTTCTCGGAGACTTCAACGGCTCCCGTAGAAAAATCCAGGTTCGTAACTTCCCCATCGTACAGGGTGACGGTTCCGGTACGGTTGCTTCCGACACCAGCGTTGTGTTGGTGACCATCAATGGTCGCCCTGACGTGGTATTGAGCGTGTCCCAGGCATCCCAGGGTATCATCGAGCTTTCGACGGCTCCCCAGCTTGGAGACGACGTTCGGGTTTCGTACTACTTCAACCGCACTGACACTCGCACCACGGACAATGTATCCTCACAGGTTACTTCCTCCGCAGCGATCATCGAAGGTCTGAAGGGCGCACCCGTAGGCGGCTTCCTTTTCGCACAGGAGACTCGTTCCCTTCAGGTTCGTGTTGATGGCACCCTTCTTACCATCGACCTTGGTCTCGGTGCAAAAAATGCCGCAACGGTGGTTTCTTTGATCAACGGTGCTGCAACGGGGACTTCCCTTGTGGCGAGCACGTTCACCAACAACTTCGCCCAGACGGCTATCCGTTTGACGGCAGCACAGGAACTTGAGATTCTTTCCGGTGGGGCAAATACGGTTCTTGGGTTCACCACGGGGGATAAGACCGTCCGTAACAATGTGTTCTTTGTTTACAACGGACCCATCGTGACGGGTGACAACGGTGGTGTTACGACTACCGACCCTTCCCGTGTCACGGTCAAGGTGAACAATGTTCAGGTGATTCCAACCGCTGTTGACGGTCAGACTCGCGCAGTAACCCTACCCTTCGCACCAGCGGCGGGCTCGACGGTTACCATTGAGTACTACTTCAACACCTGGCAGGATACGTTCGACTACCTGGCAAACATCGGGATCACCCAGGTTCTTTCCTGTGGTATCGTGCCAAATAACCGCGACTACGTTCAGGGGGCGGACTTCATCCTCAAGGATGACAAGATCCTCTGGGGGACATCGTTCCTCATTTCGGCGGGAGAAAATACCTCTGGGGCAACCCTGTTCAACGAGGTTCAGGTGTCTGGACTTCTGATTGACAATCGTTGGTTCCTGTCTCCTACCTCGTCGGTGACGGACACATCCGTGAACCCTCCAGTAACGAGCCGGGTTCAGTTCTCACTTCCAGTTCAGCCTACCACGGGTGACGGTCGTAACAACCCCCTTGGTCTCTCGGAGTTCGAGAAAGTCTCGAATGGTCGTCGTGACCTTCCTACCAACAACCCAAATCTTGTTCTGGCCTATTGGGGGTTCGGTGTTCAGGATGCAATCGACCGTGGGCCAGTTCCAGTGCTCAAGGTCGAGGGGAATGTTATCACCCTCAAGAACCCCGTGCCCGTTGGAGCAGAAGTCTTTGCTACCTTCTACTACAATGTGCTTGTAGACAATGAGTATTCTCTCGTTGTGGACAACCCCGGACCTTCGGGACTTGGTACATACCGTATTCTTGACAAGGACGGAAATGCCATTTACACTCCGGTATTTGGGAGCAAGGGTCCAGCCCTTACGGGGATCACGATCAACTTCCCAAGTGGATCGGAGTTGACCCCTGACGTTCGTTTCGAGGGTGGAGCAACCGGACCTGTTGAGGAGACGGTGACTGTTACCTTCGCGGAACAGGATGCGACCTTGGCGAAGTTCTCGGTTCCTGGAGCCGGGCCATACTTCTTCATCGAGAACGCTTCCGACCGCGCTCGTGTGACGGTAGACAGCGCAACCCTCGTTGGAGGTGCGGCTGGTATTGACCTCAGCGCCGTGAACGGAATCTCGGGACTTGGTTTCGCGGCTTCGATTCTCGGTGAGGAAATCAGCTACACCATCAGTTCGGGTCAAACGACGTATGACATTCTTCCCGGTGTGAATGACCAGTTGGCCATCACCGTAGACGATGTTGTTATCAATGTCGAGGTTCCCGCACAGAATGGTGTGAACGCTGATGCCTATGTTGAGGCAATCAACGCTCACGCTAAGTTGGAGGAGTTCGCTCCGGTGTACGAGAGCACCACGAGTTTCTTGGCTCCCGTGGTGATTTCGGCGGGCGCTTATGATTCTGTCTACTTCAACTACACGGGTGTTACAAGCGGACCTACCGGACCTGTTGCGGTGTCCATCCCAGCGGGGACATATAACTCGCCAAGTCAACTCGCGGCGGCTGTGGACTCGGCATTTGATACCGCAATCGTTGCGTTGCCAGCAATTTATGACGGTTTCGATGTTCAGGTGAATGTCAATGCTGAAGGCAAGCTGACCTTCAAGCTCCTTGGAGCGGACGCTGACCTTGGAACCTTTGCATCGGGTACGATTACCTCCAATAGCTCGGTTCTCGGAGATACCTTCGAGATTGACGGGGTAACCGTCACGGGATCCTTGACTCAAACTTCGGGAGGATTAAACTACAATACGGGACAAGCTCGTGCGACCTTGGTGCCAACGGGAGTTCAGCCCGGAGACACCTTCACCATCGACGTTGGTGGTGGTCCGATTGTCATCACGGCAGCGGGAGCACAGACCTCCGGTGGGTTCAACTTCGATGAGGGGGATCAGGCAACTGGTTCGTTCGTCGTGGCGGGACCAATCCCAGGGGATACGGTAACCATCGGTTCCGTGACGCTTACGGCGGCTGGGGCTGAGACGGGTGCGTTGGACTTCGATGAGGGTGTTCGCGCATCCGGGTCGGTCCAGTTGGTCGGCGCATTGTATGGGGATACCTTTACAATGGATGCTTCTCCCTTCGGAGGTGGTTTGGTCACCCTTACGGCTGGCCCAACACGTACTCCGGGTGGGTTGAACTTCAACGCTGGTACCAAGGCGAGCGGTACCGTTACTTTCAACGGTGTTCGAATCGGTGACGTACTCACCATCAACGGTAACCCACTTACCGCAGTGGGTAACGGAGCCCCTGTTCTGGCCGACCAGTTCTATGCTGGAGACCAGGCAACCGCCTCTGTCACCCTAATCGCCAATGCGTTGCCAAACACGGGTCTTCTTTACGGAGATACCGTGACCATCGGTGGTGTAACCCTTACCGCAGCCAACACCATCGTTTCCGGTGGGTTGAACTTCGATATCGGTCTCCAGGCGACCACCTCGGTCACCATCGCCCTGTCGTCATCAACCGCTACCTTGACCATTGACGGATTGCCTCTGGCACCCGCTGGTGGACCTCGTACCTCCGGTGGTAACGACTACGACAACACCCTCGGAACTACGGCGCTTATCGCCGCAGACGTGGTAGCAGCGATTAACGATCCTGCGAACGCTTTCTCGGGTCGTATGACGGCAGCACTTGGCCCCGGTCCAAACGATGTCACCTTGACATGGATTGTTCCCGGTTCGTTTGCAAACGGTGTCTTGGTATCCTCCTCGGATGCAACCATCACGGTGGCGGGTAACTTCGCTGGTGGTGTGGGTGACGAGAACCTGTCGGCAGCATCCCTTGCGGTAGCTGTCAACGATGCCCTCAACGGCATTGCAGGTACGGTATCGGCACTTGCAGCGGCTAACGTGGTGAACCTTACCGCTGTGACTCCAGGGTTGGCTGGTAACAGCATCCTGCTTACCTCAAGCGATCTCGTTCGCTTGGCAACGGTGGCCTTCGCGGGTGGTGCGGGTGACAACCCAACGGCAGCCTCGAATGCTAACGCCGCAATCAACCTTATCACAAACTCCTTCGCAGTGGATGTCGCATCCACAGTAGTAGGAAATGTGGTAACGCTTACGGCGGTGGTTCCAGGTTCGGTGGGCAACAGCATCACGCTCAATGCTGGTTTGGCGGCGGGACGTTTCGTTCTCTCCGGTGCAACCCTCGTAGGCGGTGTCGGAAACGACATTTCCGCAGCATCGAGCTTGGTCCAGGCAATCCAGGATCCACTCAACGGTCTGTCCCAGTACTTCGTAGTGGACAATGCCGGTGGTACATCCAATACGATCAGCATCCTTGCGTTCACTCCAGGGGTGGCCGGTAACGCCGTCACTTTGGTGGATAACACCGGGTCTGTTCGTATCATTCCAATCGCGGGTACCCTGCTTGGTGGTGTAGGAACCAACGCAACCGTTGCTGCTTCGCTGGCCGCAGCCATCAACAATCCTCTCAACGGATTGACAACCCTGGTCTCCGCGCTCGCGGTAGGTGCAACCGTGAATATCACGGCTGTGACCCCAGGAAACGCTGGAAATACCATCGTGTTGGCTTCCAGTAACGCTCTACGGTTGGTCCGCAGCGGTGCTACTCTCACGGGTGGCGTCGGTACGAATCTTTCCGTGGCCAACAGCATCGTGGCAGCCATCAATGACATCGCAAACGGCCTTGCCGTCGCGGTAACCGCATCCAATGAGAGCGGAACCTCGACAACGGTAACGGTCTACGCGAATGTTCCAGGGGTGGCCGGTAACGCCTTCACCATCGCTTCGAGTACGGGTGTTCGATTGCCCGTATCCGGTGCGAACTTCGTGGGTGGTCTTACCAACATCCAGGTCGCCTCGACAATGGTGGCAGCAATCAATGATGCCCTCAACGGACTCAATGGAGTTGTATCGGCAGATAACCTCTCTGGTACTTCCGCCATTGTGACCGTAACCGCAGAAGTCCCCGGACCTCTCGGTAACAGCATCGTGTTGGCTTCCAGCAACGGAACCCGCTTGCCTCTCTCCGGCGCAACCCTCACGGGTGGCGTGGGCCTTGGAGGTGGATACTTGGAGTTCATCGACGCCCCTGTGGCGGCGGAGGACTTCGCAATCCTCGCGGGTATCTCCACCGATGAGCTTCCTGGGGAATCCCAGACCAAGATCATCAATGGTGATATCGCCCGTCGCTTCACCGTGGCGGGAGCATCCGGTCGCTTGATTTACGACCGTATCCTCCTTCGTAACCGTATCATCCCCGGTGATTCCTCCGTGTTCGGTGGATCACAGGTGGGTCAGACCAACCTTATCGTTCAGGGTAACAACGCGATCACCGAAACTGGACTTCTCCCACAAGCCTCTGGTCTTGCAGGAATCCAGGCAACCGTGTCGCCATCAACCCTGGTCGGAAATGTTGGATTTGCCGATGGTCAGGTTCCAAACGGTACCTACGGCGATGCCCGTGACGGTCAACCAGCGGTGATTTTCTTCGCTGAGGGTGGAACAAACCCAGCCAACAACGTGTTCAAGTTCAACGTTGATGGTCGTCCCGTAACCGTCGTGTTCCGAGATGCCTCCGGTGTGGTAATCCCCTCCGGTGGGTCCGCAAGTGTTCCACTTGGTCCCGTAGGTGTGGCAAACACGGTCCTGAATCAGATTCAGGCCGCAGCGGTGGCACAGGGTCTCCCCTCCTCCGTCGTTCGCCAAGAAGGTGCTGGAATCCGTCTCGTGTCCTCGTTGACCAACACGGATTCGAGTGTCGCTATCGGTAACGCTAGCGCCAATGATAGACTCGGGTTCTCTAACAACGCTCTCGTGAGCCGCGTTTCCGTACAACCCGAAGTCGCAGCCTCCGCATTGATGTCCCATGCCAATGCCGCGATTAGTGACCTCTACCTGGATTTCCAGAATCCAGATTCCGGTTACTTTGCAGCACAAGCCTTGGCAGGTGTCATCCGTGACGACGTGGGTGCAGAATATCTGTACCTCCAGTCGCAGGCAAATAACATCATCGGCCTCGGACCTTCCTCGAACATCACGCTCGAAAATGCTACCACCAACTCCTGGTTGCTCCCAGGAACCAAGTTGGACGCAACTCCATTCAGTGGAGCCTCGGGAGAAGCCGGAATCTCCGGTTTCTATGTCACCTCCTCCGATCCAGTCAATGGCTCGGGTTCGGCTAACACCTCCGTTCTCAACAGCGGTGTCGGTCAGGATGGTGTCATCGGTCAAACCTACCGCGATGCCATCACCGGCCTCGTGTTCACAATCCTCCCACGCTCCGGTGGCGGAAACTACCCAACCGGACCAGGGGCAGAGTTCACCTTTGAAGTTCGTGAATTGGTCACAACCAACGCGAACCTTCCAGTCAACTCTATCCCAGGATTGGAATTGTTGGTCGCAAATACCACGGGTATCGCCTCCGGGGATACCGCTATCGTGGAGACCTTCGAGCGCGGTGGAAATGAACCAGCGGTTGGAGACAGCTACTTCGTAACGTATAACTACGCTAAGTCCGAAGCTGACTTCCAGACCCGAGTGTTCTCACAACAAAGAGTTGTGGAGCGTAACTATGGCGCAACAACCCCTGAAAATCCTGTGTCCCTTGCCGCCTTCTTGACCTTCTCCAACGGAGCAGTTCTCGTAGGTATCAAGCAAGTTCCAAAAGACCCAGGTAGCAATCAGGCATCGGTAGCCTCCTACCTCGACGCATTCGACTCCCTTACAGGATTCTTGCCAGGTGGAGCATCACTGGATACCATCACACCCCTTCGTGGCGACAGCTTGACCCTGTTCCAGCGTCTCTCTAACCACGTCGATATCCAGTCCAGTATCCGCTACCGTCAGGAGCGCACAGCGATTATCGGAGTTTCCTCCGGTACTCAACCCACCGAAGTTGGGGATATCGCAGAGGCAATCAAGAACACACGTATGCGTTTGATCTACCCAGACATCGCATTACTCACCATTTCCGATGCCCTCGGAAATGATAAGCAGTTCTTGGTCGATGGTACCTACTTGGCCGCAGCCGTCGCAGGTACACGCGCCTCCCCAACCCGAGACGTGGCAACACCCTGGACACGTACTCCAATCGTTGGTTTCGACTCATTGGGTCGTACCCTCGATGCAGTACAACAAAATCAGGTCGCCGTTCGCGGTGTCACTGTCATCGAAGAACGTGGTCGCTCCATGCGTATCATGCAGGGTCTCACTACGGATAACTCGAACGTCCTCACTCGTACACCAACTACGATTACTATCGCAGACGAGGTGCAGCGAGCAGCACGTCGAGACTTGGACCGTTTCATCGGTATCAAGTTCCTCCCCGGTGTTCTCCCAGAAATCGAAGGCCAGTTGACCTTCACCCTCAAACAGTTGAAAAACAGCGAAATCATCGCTGCCTACACTGGAGTACAAGCACGTACAACCAATGACCCAACAACGGTCGAGGTTTTGGGTTACTACCAGCCGGTATTCCCACTGCTGTACATTATCATCACGTTCAACCTCCGCTCTAACCTCGGAGCAGGATGACGAAGGTAGTTGCATTAGTGATCCCGATTGGGGTATACTAATGCAACTATGATGGATCGAATAATCGAGGGGTTTGCAAAACAAGTCTCGGCTAACGAACTAGCGAAGGAGCTAGGGGTTAGCCGAGACTTGGTATTTAAGGTGTGGGGTGAGGAGTACGGTCAAGAGGCCATACGGGAGAGAGGGAATCGGTTACGTTCGCAACGGAAGTTGGGTACGGGTAACAACGCGAAGGATGAGGTGAGGGAGAGAAGCTATGAGTTGTTTGAGGGTGGGGTGTTACAGAAGGATGCGGCGAAGGAGTTAGGGGTCCACCCTACGGTGATTGGGGCTTGGTGGAAGGAACGATTTGGCCTTGATAGGATTCGAGAACGTGGTGCGAGTTTGAAGTCAAAGAGTTTGAAGGGTCAAAAAAGAGAGCCCAAGGTTGTGATTTGTGAGAAATGTGGGAAGCCTGGTAGTGGTCATCTTGAACCTTACGTTTGTGAGGTGTGCTCGACTGCACCCTTGCCGTTTAAATGCCCTGCCTGTGGTGTTGGGTTTTCGACACGTAGGGGATTAGGATTGCATGTTGGGCATCAAAAAGGGGATGGGGTACATGATGAGATTCATCTACCTAAAGTGCGTAGGTACAAGGCACGTCCTCCGATTCAGCGCAAGGGCCTGAAGAAAGCGGTGGCATGTACGGAGTGCTCTGTGGAGTTTCAGGCATCGAGGTTTAGTCGGCAGATCGTATGTTCCCCCTGTCGAGAGAAAAGCAAGGTGCCATCGGTACATGTGACCTGTATGGAATGTGGGTATAAGGCAGAAAATCTTGTGTCTCACGTTATGTCCGCGCACCCTGGGTTGAAGTACAAGGTCAAGTACCCTGACTTCAAGATGGCTGTTCACAAGGATTCCCATAAGAAGGGATATCAGTTCTCGAAAGAGGAGCTTTCGAAGTATGTGGATGAGAAGGGGCAAGTCATTGTGTCACAGGTAGCAAGGGTGTACAAATGTGCTCCATACACCGTGACCCGAGCTTGCAACAAATGGGGACTAAAAACCCGTAGCAGGTTAGCTTGGCAGGAAGCGGTTTTGAAGGAAGCCTCGAAGATTTTTGGGGAGTGTATCACCAACTGGACTCGCCCCGACATTGTATCCCCCACCACCAACCATGTGCTTTATTACGACGGGTTTTTTCCTGAGCACAACTTGATCATTGAGGCACATGGTAAGCAACATTTTCATTTCATTCACAACTGGCATCGTTCGTATGACAAGTTTGAGGAACTTCAAGCGATTGATGAGTGGAAGGTACAGCGAGCAAGGGAGCTTGGATACAAGATCCGAGTGGTTCGATATACGGACTCATTGGAAGACCCGTCTTTTTGGACTGAGTTGATGGACAGCGATTTGTTTGTCCAAGAAAAGACGGACATCAAAGAGATTGTCGATTCATTGGGTCCATTTCCTGTCATCCAACCGAGTTCCAAAACCCAAGGGGAGTTTGAGAAACTGAAGACTCAAACTTTTTACTTGGACGAAGCCAACACGATACGGAAATACTCCCTACGTGGAACGGTCATTTGTTCCTCCTACTTCCCCAACCGTTATTCGGCAAGGTATAAGGGGATGATGTCGGTTAGGGAGGCGTGGGACGACCCTGACATGTTGGCCAAAGCGGTCAAGGTGCAAGTCAATTCAGGGGACAAAATCGACCCAGGGAGCGTTCTCAAGGCGTTGGTGATGTTGTGTAAGACACCTTCCGTGTTTCGGCCCGGAGTGGCCAAGTTTATTTGTGATCGATATGCCAAAAAAGGCGTGGTTTTTGACCCTTGCGCGGGATACGGGGGTCGCTTGTTCGGTGCTTTAGCAAGTGGGGTGACGTATCACGGGATAGATATCAACCCGGATACGGTTCAAGGGAACCTTGACCTTGCGAGGGCTTTGGGGTTGGAATCAAAAGTCACCTTGGAGCATTCGTCGATTGAGGAGTTCGTCCCTCCCAGTGGAGTGGCGGATTTGGTGTTCACTTCTCCTCCTTACTATGATTTGGAGAGGTATGGTCATGAGAACACATATTTGAGTGCTCAAGATTGGGAAGATCGATTTCTTCGTAGTTTGGTGTCCAAGGCGCAACAGGTTTTGAAGTCAGGGGGGGTTTTGGCTCTCAACCTCCCAGCAAAGCCGGTTTCCGGGTATTGTATCTTGGACCGGGTGATGAAGCTAGCTTTGGAATCTGGGTTCGATTTCCTTGAGACTTTGTACATGCCCATTCGAGGTGTAAAATCTGGAGAGAAGGTTGAACCGATAGTTAGCTTCGTCAAAAGTAGATAAAAATGCTATAATTAGAGTCTAATACGATGAGGATGCGGATAGCGTCGATTTTAGCTGCGGTATCATGAACATCCGAAAGCGTTAGAGTTCTCTCTGTAGCGGTGTGTGCTTGTGGAAACAGGCTCCTGCTCACCGACCCCAACCCGAAGTTCCACGGGTGCGGGGTCGGTTTTTTTGTTATGGGATATGTAATGGTATGCGAGGGGTAAACGCTGGTTATCATCTCATCATGGATGCTGTTGTAGTGCCGTCGATGGCGGACAAACTCAACGATCCTGTTTTTTTGGACTCCTTTTTCCGGGATTTAATCCCTGTGTTGAAGATGGAAATCTTGGAAGAACCTAGATTCAAGGTTGTGCCATTTATTCCTGGCAATTTGGAGTCAGATTCAGACGAGGGTGGTGTTACGGGTACATGTTTGATCACGACGAGTCATGTTTCGATTCACACATGGCCGTTACGTCGGAAGTTTTCGATGGATGTGTTTTCTTGCAAGGAGTTCAGTCGTCAGGAGGCGGAGGAGTTTATTTGCAAGTCTCTTGGAGTGTCCCAGAAATGGGTTCACTGGGTTGAGCGCAATTGGCCCGGCTGATTTCGTTGATTCCTCTATAAATTGCCTCATAGGTAAGAGGGGAGATTTTTCGTCTCTCCATTTTGTGCGGTCACTTACCGAGCCGGTCTGGGCCGTTTATCAGAGGTTTTTATGGCAAACAGAGATCTTAATCCTCAGAATGGTATTCAGGGTTCCAGCTATCTATATGACTATGGTACGTCCGCTCAGACGCGAACGGCTGTAAGTCAGAAGGTTCGTATTTTGACGCCGCAGTATGGATCACAGGCGGGCACTTTGCTTCAGATTGGTGTGTTGAGTTCATTCTCCCCCCAAGAAAACAAGAACGTTGATGAGATTCGTGGTATTGGCTTTGGTGATCAGATCGCGGAGTTGGTACCGACCGTAACAACGGCGATGACCGCTTCTATGGAGCGTGCTTTGCTTTACCTCTCGAATTTGTGGCAGGCTACTGGATTTGCTAGTGGTGTATCTGGTCCTGTGCGTTCGTTGAAGCATCACCGTTGGCCGTTCGACATTGAGATGCAGTTGGTTTTCTCGACCATTGCTGACATTGACCTTACGGGTCAGACGGGTGTTGGATTTAACGGATCTGGTGGTTCTTTCAACGGTGGTGTGAAAGAAATCAAGTACCCCACGGTGACTAACGATCCGAACGGGAATCCTGGGGATCTTCGAGGTCACACGGCGATCATCACGTTGTATGAGGCTTGCTGGTTCACTTCTTACAGCATTCAGAACATCAACAAGGACTCTGGTTTCTTGATGGAGAGCGGGGATGTCATTATTTCTGACATTCACGATTTCCAGTCGGAGTATGGAGAGTTCCTTGCAACTGGTAATGATCCTACGATTGGTCAGTTGGGCTCGATCCGTTTCACGGGTGGCGAGACCAATGGCGGAACTCCGTTCATTACTGCCTAATGAGTTTGTGCTGGACGGGGGAACTCTGGTATAATTCCCCCGTCCCGTTCCTCATCTTGAGGAATTTGAGCTATACCAAACCGAATGCATTTCGGCGGACAATATTGAGATAGAAGCAGATATACACGAATGACATCCTTTTGAGCTTTCTTTTTGATCTTCTGGTCGGGTATTCGACTTAGACATGATGTAGAACTGATGTACAACCTTACGAATGTGTATCTGCGTTTGTTTTTTATTGCCGACCGACTTGCTTCACTGAAAGTGGAGAAGTCATGTTAAGTCTAAAAGCCCTAGAGAACGCTCTAGTCAAAGTAGAAAAAGTCCGAGAGCACGAGATTACCTTCGAGGCTGGGGATACCCAGATTACCTTACGAGCGCCGTTACCGGATGAGGAAAAAGAAATCCTTCGGTATGCGGAAGTAGCGATGGAGAACACTGGGGTGATGTCAGACATGACGGTGATGTCTGACTACCTGGACCGTCAGCGATACAGCACCTTGGGCCACTGTATTGTCAAGATCGGAAATCTTGATCTTCGCAACGTGGATTACATCGAGACTGATGACTTTGATGACGAGGGGAACAAAGTCATCTTGTCCAAGCATGACGCCGTGATTCAGTTGATGCGGGCACAATGGTCGCGCTCGATGATCAGTCAGGTGTTCCTGAAGTTTGCCGAGCTAGCCGAACGGATTGAAACCCGAGCGGAGAAGGCGATCAAGTTTGACCCTTCGGATTTGGATGAGGAGATCGGTCGTGTATCCAAGCGACTGGAGGAGTTGAAGGCAGCAAGGGACAAGACCCAAAGCCCCGCTCAAGACCTTGTTCAGAAATCGCAACAGGCGGCTATCAAGGCCAGTGAACTTCAGGCCAAGGTTCGACATGACGGCGTGGTAACGAAGCCCGTCGTACCAGAGGAAGTCAGTGAACCACCCCCAGAGCCGGTAGCGCAACGTCGCCCCGTGGTTCCGGTAGCGGCGCCTCCGCCAGTGAAAAAGCCGGTGGACGACCCTTTAGCGAAACCTCTAGTGTTTGATGACGTGAATGCTAGAGGTGATGATGAGGGGGAAGAAGAAGTCGTGGTAGAGAACCCCAATCGCATCCCAGATCCTTATGAGGGAGACAGTTTCATGGATATGGGAGACCCTGATGCTGCGATTGAAGCGGAGACCCGTAGACAACAGGTGATTTTCCGTCAAATGCAGGAGCAGAAGGAAGCTCAGGAACGCGCTCGCCAGCAAGTCAAGCGAGAGCCTCCTCCGCCAGCTACTCCACCCCCTGGTCCGGTCCATGATGTTTCCTCCTTTGGTGGAAAAGACCCCGGCCTTCGAGCGGCTTTGAACATTCAGAACCGTGGCGCCAGTGAACCTCCGATTGCCAAGCTCCCCACTCAAGTGTTGGATCGTCGCAGTCAGGACCAACGTGCTTCAGGACCAGTCATTGACCAAGTGGGGTCTACCAATCGAAATCCACGCTTCCGTCCTAAAGTCTAATGCCACTTCCACAAACCACGTCTGAACAACGCACGGTGATGTACGACGACGTTCGTACATTACTCGTGCCTGGGTTTATTTCCCAGTCGGTTGAGATCAACGGTATTTCGTTGGCGATGCGGTCCTTGAACACCTCGGACTTTTTCATCCTGAAGCATCGTGTAGGTTTGCAACACAAGGAGAGTTCCTGGAAGTCTTGGTTGATTGCTATGTCGATTTGGATGGTGGATGGGCAGATCGTCATCGGGAATCAGGAAGCAACCCTTCGTCTTTACGAGATGGCGCAGAAGTTACCAGAAAGCGTTCGAGATGCTTTGAACTCGATCGCCATGACGTTAATTCGTCGTTTGGACAAGGCGTTGTCGATGACGGAATCCTATCTCTATGAGATTGAGTCGAGATACTTGTGGAAAGGGGAGGGATTACGTGCATTGGACCACAACTGGTTTGGGTTTTCGAGCGGATCTTCCGCGAACCCGATCCAAAAGCTCTGGGTGTACTACAATACGTTAGAGGATGAGCGTGAGCAGTACAACATCACTTGGACGATGGCGAAATTCCAGATCGGCCCGCATGCTCCGAAGAGCGTGGAAAAGCTCAACAACAAGGACAGACAGACGGATGCGGCGCTAACACACAAGAGACAAGAGATCCAGGACAAAGCCTACTACAAGTACATAGGGGTTCTGAAGGAGGATTCCCAGGTAAGCACGGCATCCGTGGACACAGTGCAAGTCGCGTATTCGGTGGAGGAATTGCAGCAACAGATGAAAAACTGGGTTGCTGGGATTAAGGACTCTCACGACCTTGTTGTGGATCAGGTGAAGGCGAAGATTCGTCATGAGGTGGAGACGAATAAGCAGGAAGCTATTCGTCATGCAGAGGAGATTCGTCAGATGTTGGATGAGCAGGGGATTAACGAACCCGCCCTTACGCCTTTGTATGGAGAGGCGGCGATGGAAATCCTCAACAAGCTCAACAGTCGGTCTGAAAATCCCGGAGCCCGTCGGGTATTTGACAGTGGTGGGCATAACTCGGCTTACGACAAGTACATCAGAAACAACCCGGATGTTGGGGTGTTGAGAGTCAATGACCAGGGACAAATTGTGAGTGATTCTTCGATAACCCCTGATATGCAGGAGGAGCTAGTGACTTTGTTGAAGGGCAAACCAGAGGAAAAAGCGGCTCCACTAGATTTTAGTGAGCGACGCCCCCTCTTGAAGTGATTTTCCGTCATGGCACGTAAACGTAGATCTAGTATTGCTGACAAAATGTCGAGTCCTCGGGGGATCACACCGAGGGAATCTGCTGAATTGTCAAAAAGTCAGCAAAGGGTCTTTCAGGATGCCAAGAAACTAAGAGACGAAGCCGCCAGTGCTGCGATTACCTTGGCAAAGGCCCAAGGAAAGGTTGGCAAGGAGTGGAACAAGAAACTCACAGGGCCGCTTACACAGGCATTGGGAGACTTGCATCAGGCTCTCCGTGCGGGTGACATCGCTAGGGTAGAGAGTATTCGTCGTGAACTTGAACTTCAGGCGAAGGGAAATCGTGAGCAGTTGGAGGCTATGAAAAATGCTTACGAGGAGATCTACAAGAAGCAGAAACAATCAGCCTCCCAGATGGTAGATTCCTTCACTGAAGGTGCTGATGAGTTCCGTTCGGTTCTTAGCGGAGGTGACTTTGCAAGAGCTTTTGTAGACCAATTAACCAAGGGTGCCGGAAAACTTCAACTATTGGGTCAGGCACGTCAGGGACGGGCCGCTCAGCTATCCGCGATGGGGGATACAAAGGGCGCGCAAGGGATGGCTCAAATGGGCCAGACGTTGGCCAAGGTAGGAGCCGCCGTAGCGACATTTGCAGCGGTAGCGGGGGCTGTGGTCCTCCTTGTCAAGCTGTTCATGGACTTGGAGTCCAAGGCCAAGGACATGAACAAGGCGATCCTGGAGTCAGCTTCCGCATCGGACTTTGGACTTGGGCGTGCGGACGTGTTGGGTGGGAAACTCACAAACACGTTGGAGCAGATTCGTAGTGAAACCACGGCGGTCAACGACAACTTTCTTCGGTTCCGACTTAGCGCCAAGGATCAACAGGATACATTGGCTGCGTTGAATCAAGCCGGGTACACGTATGCTCGCATGAAGAAGGACATCGACGATGCTCGAAACTCCGTGGAGTCTTTCTCCGATGTAACGGTTCTAGCCGTGACTTACTCCAGAAACCTGGGACTTGGGGTCACAGAGATGGCACAGGCAATGGGTCAGTACCAAATGGAGACGGGTACTGGAATCGAACAAATCGCGCAACAGTTTTCCGTGATCACCCGAGAAGCGGCGGCAGCGGGAGTGCAGACCAAGCGATTCTATCAAGCGGTCTCCGAGGCGAGTTCGGGGATGGCCTTTTATGGAGTTCGTATCGAGGAGACGGCTCGATTGCTATCGACCTTTGACTCCCTTTTAGGAGAGGCGGTAGGAACAGAGGCGTTCAAGGCTTTGGTTGGACAGTATCAGGACAAGTCCGCTCAAGACGCTCTTCAAGACTTCTTGGTCAAGGGCCAAGAGTTCACGACGGAGCAGTTCAGTCGAGCCTATGAGCGCCAGTTACAAGTTTTGAGCAGAGACTTTGCAGGGGACTTGGGTGGTCAGAATCTTGAGGACATTCTCAAGGGAGCCAAGTCTGAAACGGACCTTGTGAAGACGTTAGCGGACATGGGTATTTCCGGGGAGAAGCGTTCGCAGATCTCGAACCTTTTTGGGTTGAGGCAAGCAGCAACCGGAAACAGAGCGGCTCAGATGGCCTACAAAGGTGCGGCTGGTCCGGGGTTTGACATCGCTATGGCGATGAAGGCGGCGTTGCCTTTGCAACAGTTTGGGGACAACATTGGTCAGGTGTTTGAAGCGGCGGTTAGCGGACAGAATGAAGCGGCTTTGATCGCTTTGCAGGATTTGAGCAAACACACCGGGAAATCCTTCGATCAGATTAAGCAGTTGTCTATTGAGTCCCAGGCGACTTTTGAACGCTTGCAAAAGGCACAGTTGGAGGGAGGCGAGATCCCTGAAGACCTGAAGAAGCTAGGATTCTTCATTGATGCGGAGACCAAGGAAATCAAGCGTGGTGTTATCAATGCAGAGGGGAATATTGATAAGGTTGGGGCAACACTCGTGGAGGATGTCTATGACGTTCTAGCAGCTACTCCTACCGAGGGAGAAGCACAACTCCAAGAGGCTCTGACCAAGGACCAACAGATCGCCGCAGCGATGTCACGAGAGATTACGGGTCTGTCGGACATTATGGAGCAGACGGTTGCTGCTATCTTGAACGAAATCTACGATGTCATCGTAATGATGGCTGATTTCATGTTCAAGGATGACAAAGAAAGAATGGCGGAGTTACAGCTTCAAAAGTCTACGAAGGAGCACACAGAAAGAGCACAGGAAGAGTATCAGAAAGTCACTGAAGAGGTGAAGGCCCTCCAGGCGAAACTTGACGCAGCACCACCGGAACAGAAGGATGCGCTCATAAAAGAACTGGACGAACTGTACAAAAAGCAAGTGCAGGCTGAAGAAGAAGTCAACCGTAGAAAACAAGCTCAAGAAGGCTCTAAAAATGTCGCCGGTAAGGACATTCTTGAGCAGGGTGCTGGGACGGTTCTCAAGGATCTTCTAGGGGAAGGCGCGGGAGGTCGTAGATCCAAAGCTCTAGACAGGACGATTCGAGATACCTCCGTTACCGAAGCGCCTTCGGGGTGGTTGAATGCGGTTGCAAGAACCCTTAGCCCTACAATGGCTATGACTCAAGAAGCTCAGTTTCTTGCAAAGGGCTCCTCGGATATTGCGGCTGAAATTCGTGCGGGGTTGGTTGAAAGTGGATTAGCTGAGGCCGATATAGAGAGAATCGTTGCGGCGGCGGTGAAGGCCGCCGATGAGGCTGGTGCATCCTCTACCGCTTGGACGGCTACGGGTCGATTTGCTCAGCAGAGAGAAGCAGCCATTGTTGCCGCCCAGTTAGAAGCCGGATTGAAAGAACCCTTGTTGAAAATTGCCGAGAACACAGAAACTACCAGTGAGTTCTCATGGGCTAATTTAGTTACAGGGATGAGAAAGGCGAACGATGTCATCATCCCAAAGAGTGGGCCACCAATCATCACGGACTCGGCTGACACGATCGTAGCTTCAAAACCCGGTGGTGCAATCGACAGGGCTGGAGGTAGAGGTGGAAGCGTAGTTCTGAACATCAATGGTGGTGATCAGAAAGAAGTCTATCAAACCGTGCTACGAGCACTAAAGGAGTCTGGTCTTGCCTAATTTAAGAGGTGCCTTTGAGTCATGGCGTGATAAAGACTTGGGCCTGGGGAAAAGGCCCGTGATTTTTGACGTGCTCGCGCCGGATAGAACTACTAGCCTGCTTCCTGACAACTTGAAGTTCGTCCTGTATGTCAACCCCAGGACGATGCAGGTTAACCACACGAAGCTCATTGACCGCGCTCGTACTCGTGGTGGGTTCGTCGAGTTTAACTGGGGGGATGCCCCAGAGACAGTCAGCTTTGAGGGGGCCACAGGAGGGTTTATGCGCCTATACACTGGCGTGGTGGGGAACACCTCTCCACAGGGTAGACGCCAGACCCTTGCGTACCAGAAGTATCTCGATCTCCTAGCTTTGTTCCATTGGAACGGAGCGGTATTTGACCAGAACGGTCAAATTGCAGCACAGGGGTACTTACAAATGACCTTCGATGAGGGGGTCTATACGGGATGGTTCCAGGACAGCCTGACAATCACCGAATCCGCACAAAAACCGTTCATGTTCGACTGGAGCGGGACTTTCGTGGTCGAAACCGAAGTCATGAATCTCCGCACGGTCAATTTCAACCAGCAAACAGGCTTGGTCACTCCGAATGGTGTGGGCGTACAACCCGGTCAGACGATCATAGGTAACAGTAATGAGTAAGACCTCCGCACAGATATACGGTTCTCTGGGGACCGGACCCACCTTGATTAGTCGATATGAGCCTAATCGAGCGTTGCCTATTGATGGTACGAACCAGTCTCTACGGGATCCCGTTACAGGAAGTCCGTTCACTGTCTATCTCGTTCCACCAAGCACGTTAGTCAATGCACTCTCCGGTGGAGGCACCTCACGACCTCGAAGCGTCTTTGACCCGTTACTTGAGGAAGCCAATCAGATCGCTGTTGCAGGAAACCAAAACCCAATCGGAACCCGTGTCCCTGCTAGTAGCAATGTGGGGATTATTGACTCCGCCTTGAAGTCGAACAGCAATTGGTCTGCTGTGAAAAGCCGCCAGTCGAACTTCAAGACTAAAAAATTCGTCTCTACTCCGACCGGGCAGCCAACTAATCAGAATCTCGTTGCTCAAAACGGCACGAACTTCAACGACCGCACGGCTTATAACTCGAACGCCAATCAGGTTGCTATTGCGGACGTTCAGCAAGCCTTGTCCGTGCTCTCTCAATTGAGGGCAATTCTTAACACCCCACGACTCACTCTTTTTGTCAACCCAGAGGAGTTCAGTCGAGTATTCACCAAAAAGGTCTCCTACTCGGAGAGAAACCGTAACGGGTACCTTCTTCAAAGCAGTTTCGATGAACAAGTGACCTTATCCGGTCGAGGAAGAACGGGTAACTTCATTACGGGTGTTCCCACGGGGGTTAGTGGACCGAATGGACAAAACCCGACTACCTCTGGGGTGCAATATGCCAGCAAGTTAGACTCCGCTGCTTGGCAGAACCTCATGAACCTCTACCAGATTTTCAAGAATAACGGGGTGATTTATAACCCCGATGGCTCGGAGGCTCATTTGTGGACTGGGTTAGTGGCGATTGAATACGACCAGTTTGTGTACTATGGACAGTTTGATTCATTCAACTACAATTATGACGAATCCTCACCAAATGCCATCGCGTTTGATTTTAGTTTCACGGTATCATTCATGACGGATGTGGCTGAAAATTCCCCCGTTCTCCCGATGCAGTCCCCTACCCCAAGTCCAAGTGACCCCCGTTACATAGGTCAAAACCCTAGCAATGTTCCTTTTTCCACCAACACTCGTTCTAATCAAGTCACCACGGGGGCTGCTTCCCAGATCGGGCAGGATGCCACCTTTGATCCTTTTGTGACCAATGAGTAATATCAACGACAGTCCGTACACGGGCAATTGGACATTCAACCAGACACAGGTCATCAAGTACACTCCTGATGCCCTCGTGTACATCAATGGGGATTTAAGCATCCCCGGTTGTAACAGTTGCAACGGTCGGATTGACATCCAGAAGTACATTACGAGTATTTCTGTAGATGCCTCGACTGACCCAACGGGTCACTCCGCGAACATTACCCTCTCCTTGCCCAAGGTTCAGGGGGAGCAGGTGTTCATTGACGGCAAGAACATCCTCCGCCCTGGGTTGGAAGTCCACATTTTCATGCGTGGGGCTTTCCCAATCGCCGGGCAGTTTAATCAGGTGGAAAACCCACAGATCTCCGATGATGGCTCGGAGAATTTCGATCTTACGAACTATGCCTCGTATCCCTACTATCCCGTGTTCCACGGAGTAGTCACGCAGTCGAACTACGAGTATGGTGATGGTTTTTATTCCGGGTCACTAGCATGTTCTGGTATGCTTCATTTCTGGAACTACCAGAACATCACCTCGAACCAAGCCTTCCTTGGAACCCGTCCAAACAACACACCGGGTAAGACTTCGTTAGTTGGGCACAACTTCAACAATATGCACCCGTATGCCATCATCTACACCTTGTACAAGGATACAACGGGTGCAGCGATGGCCGTGGAGTACGCCCTTGACGAGCAGACCAATCTTGATGCGGTTGGAGCTAACGGACAACAGATCTACGACCAGATTTCTTTGTACTGGGAGCAACGCTTCAAAACCCGTGTCATGTCGTTGCGCATGTACGGTGTCAATGGTCAGATGTTCAATGCGGCACAACAGGCGTTCCTTGCCTCTGCATCGAACCGAGACCTTGAAGGGTTGATGTCCAACAACTTGTACTCGGACCCAGAAACTCAACGCTCAGAGAGTGACCCTTTTTCATCTCGACTCTCCGTGGCCAAAGCATTGGGGCTAGCAAACGGAGGATTGGACCTTACTTACTCCCCATACATCAACTCGGAGGGGGATTCCTTGAATCTGTCCATCCTCGACATGTATGCCTTCAATCAGGAGCAGAGTGAGATTGGAACAGTGCCTCTGTTTGAGACAACTTACCAGACCAAGATGGACGTAGCTCAAGCGGTGACCGAGGTCACTGGATTTGAGTTGTACCAGGACGTTGACGGGGATATCGTTTTCAAACCTCCCTTCTACAACTTAGACACTTCGACCAATCGTTTCTACCGAATCGAGGATGTTGACATTCTCGACATATCTTTCGTAGAGAAAGAACCAGAGGCTACATTCATCAGTGTTCGAGGTAGCTGGTTCAAGGGCCTTTCCGGTGTTGTTCCCAACACGGGTGTCACGGGTAAGCGAGGTTTGTACATCGACTACAAGCTAGTAGCACAGTTCGGCTGGCGTCCTGCTAATCTGGAGGTGAACTACGCTACTGACCCAAGAATCCTGTTCTTCATCGGTGTCGCCCGATTGGACCAGTTGAACATTGACGTGAACTCTGCTTCTGTCACAATCGCTCCAGGAAGACCTGAGTTACGTCCCGGCTACCCCGTGTACATTCCGTTTGTGGATAGCTACTATTACGTGACATCGGTGAGTCACAGCTTTGCTTTCGGGGGTCGTTTTACCTCTACGTTGACCCTGACATGCCGTAGATCCAAGTTCTTACCTCCCGCTGAGACAGGAGATCCTGGTCCGGGTCAGTCGATGATCGATTTGGTCAAGCTCGATCGGCCTGACTTGCCACGTCGCACGATTCAGGTCTACGACAAGCAAGGCATTCCTCGCATTGTGGGATTTCCTAACGTCGTTTTAGCGTTGGACCCCACCAAAGCTAACCCCCATTTCTTCCCAGTGGGTGCGGGGTTGGATTACATCAATTCGACGGATGACGTGAGGGCGTTCTTCCAGTTCTTGAGAGAAGATATCGCAGCCCAGACGCCACAGATTTTGCGAGTTTCCCCCGAGTTCGCGGACGTAGATGGTCGTGTCAAAGCCTCTGTTCCTACCGAGGAAGTAACCTACCAGCTAGACTTGGATGCGAACAACAGCGTAACCTTTAGCTTGACTGATCTAGAGAGAGGGTTCACGGATCTTCAGTCCGTTCGAGACAACATTCGTTCCTTGGAGGAGCAGATTCGTCTAAAACGGGATGAACAACAGACGGCAATTCAGGAGGAAAACATCTTTAGCTCTGGAAAAAAACAGGCTAACGTAGCTGGACCATCCTCGAACCGAAGACAGGTTGAGTCGGAGCTTCTGTCGTTGCAACAGCAGTTGCAAAATGAGAGTGCTAAACTCCAAGGACTTATTGGAGATGAGGGGTCAGCCAACCAGAATAAGCTGGTCTTGGTCCTCAATGCACTTCAACAGAATCGAGGAAGCCCTTCGAGAAGAAAAATCAATGGACTTCCCGCCTCGGATGTCAAAGCGACTTACTTCGACTCTCTCTTGAACTTGAAGAGTCAGTTTGGGGTGAGCGATCTCCCCGGTCGTTTTAGGTACTTCTCCTCCGCACACCCTAACCCTGATTATCAGGGCCAACCCATCATTCTCTTTGATGATGGTGAGGTACAACCACCCACGGGCAATCCTCAGTTAACTCAAGATCCTCCCGTTGGTGGATCGGGTGTAGGTGGGCCTCTAGGTGGGTTGGCTAACGCTGTGGGGGACTCGCTTACGGCTACCACGACACCGGCTAAACCTCCTACTACTAGCGGGGGGTTCCCTACGGACCCAAGAAGACGGCTACAGGCGAAAATCGACACCTTGGGTGTAGAGTGGATTGGTGCTAATCAGTTGAGTGCCAGTACGTTGATTGCTCGTGGTGAGATTCCTCCTGGATCGTCGAAGGGTTCAGCGGGAGCTTTCTCCTACGGAGGTAGAGCAGAAAACTTGACAGAGGAGGTGTCGAACAACATCGCCAATGTGATTGACGCTGCGAATAATATCCGTTCTCGATTGCTGTCGAATTCAGAGTTTGCTAGTCTCGGGTTTTCGATCGGAGCGGGTAGCTTCTGGAGAGATAAACCAGAAGATGAGGCAAGCGAGAGCCTTCATAAATTAGGCAAGGCTATTGACTTGGGGCTACGACCTACCCAGAGCGACGCCATCAAAGCCGGGAAGCTGACGGAGTTCAAGAGAGCCTTTGACATTTTCAAAGCTGAGTGTTTGAAGGCGTTTGGTAACCGAGAGGTAAATTTCGTCCAGGTGTACGAAAATAGGGGAAGTGGTAAGGGTGACTTCATCCACATTGACATCCGATCTCCTGAAGATGGTTCCCCAGGATTTGCCTTTCGTGGTGTGTCTCCGACTGGAGACCCCTACGTTGTGAACGGCAACCCATCAAGTTCGGCTGCAAGAGCAGAGAGAGAACGACTTGCTCAAATCGGTGGTTTCAACTACACGGACC